TCAATCAGCAGTACATCAATCTTCTTGCCTGTTTTAATCTCATACTCTTTCAAGTAAGCTCTAACATCGTTTGCGTTCTTGCCTGTGGGCATGTACTTGACCTGAAACGCTCCTGACTTCTTGCCAATCATCTTAACTTTCATCTCAACATCGTCAATGCTCTTAAACACATCACGACTTGGAATCTCTGATGTCATCGAGTCAAGACGCATACTAACTAGATTTTCACTAAGCTCGAATGTTAGATACATTACGTTAAGTCCTTGCAAACACCAGTTCACACCCATGTTCGCCATAAACAAACTCTTACCAGATCCTGAACCACCTGCAAAGATATTCAGTTCGCCTCTATTGAACCCGCCAAACAGTTTCTTGTCTAGTGCCGGCCAGCCTGTACTGATCTGTCCGTTCTTGTCTTTGATAGCCATTAGACGTTCCCGCGGATTTAAAAAGTAGTCTGTACCTAGATCCTTTTGCAAACCAATCTGCACTGCTGCTTTAACTAGTTCTTCACAGCGTCCATACTCACCATTCTCCAGCAAGTCGGCTGAGTCAAGGATAGCTTTCTCAAGTGCTTTGTGTTTTGCAAACGTTTCAAAGTCCTGTAGCAACCAGTCATAGTGGTTCTCTTGCAGGTCGCCTGGATGTTTCAAGTTAGTGTCAGTAGCAGCATTTATCATATCAAATGTAGGAAGTGCGTTATGCTCTTCTACATAGCTTTTAATAAACTTAGCTGGCTCTGCCAAACGTCTATCAAAAGTTGTAGGGTCAAACACACCCTGACAGCGTACAAAGCTCTCAGCATCTGTCATAAACATTTCTAGATATACTTTCTGTATATCATAACCATAATCTGTGTTTTGTCTAGTTGTCATTCAATTCCTCAATCGGCGGAAGTATTTCAATAGTAATTATCTCTGGAGGTGTGTACGTAAACTTAGGTTCGAGATCATTTTGTCTTAGTGTATAGTATAGCACTAGTAACACAATAAGTAAAGCGATTATTAGTCGAACCATTTTTTTGCCCGGAGCCTTGTTTTAAGTGCGCTGTCAGTTGCGCTAGTTGCAATACTGTACAATGCGTATAGCCTACCATATCTAGTAACAGCGTCACCGATATCATTAATGTCCGGCGGCCACTCTGGCATGCTGATACTAAATCCTAGTTCAATAGCACGTTCAACAAGTTTGCTGCCTGCGGTGTCTCTGTCAGGCACTACAATAATTTGTTTCTGTAGCCTGTTGAGTAGCATAGCCTGTTGATCACTAATCTCTGATCCGCCTAGTGCGCAGCCTTCGATGTGTATAGCATCTATTTGTCCTTCACATACAACAGCAAACTGTTTGTTATAGGGCTGCTCATCTAAACCATAAACAAAGCCTGGCTGTACTTCAGTCAAGTACTTGGGCTTCTTGTCTGGGTTAATGCTACGGGCCGTCCAGCCTACAATACGTCCTTCAAAGTAGAACGGAATAATAAGTCTATCACGGTACCCTAAGCTAGGGCTCCAGTAGTAGTCTGTGTCGTCTACATTCAAGTGGCGTGCTGCCATGTACTCTAGTATAGCTAAACTAAATTTGTTAAAGTCTGTGATGTCTGTAATCTTAATCGCATCTTCTGGCAACGGGACAGTGTTGAATGTAGGCAGTTCGGCAATACGTTCTTTTGCTTGTACGCCTTCATTTTCTCTCATCACTTCAAGTGCCACCTTGTTGATTATATCGTCAGGTGCTCCCATCCACTGGAGTAGTTTACGCAACTTGTGTGAGAATTGTCTGCCCGGTTGCCAGCTTGCTTTAAAGCCGCAGTTGAAACAGTGATAGCTAATGCCGCCATCTGGATTACTGATCATTCCGCCGCGGCCACGAGTGTCCGCACTGTTGCCATTGTTGTGACAGCAGGGCGCATTGAAACTTAGCCAGCCGCTAGGAGTTTGTTTCCTTTTAGCAGGTAAGTATGTCAGAACTGTTTCGCTTACTACACTCATACTATTATTATAGCGTCGAGTGTGCGAGTTGTCAATCAGTTTCTAACTAGAATCTTTGTAATTTTATCTGCAGGATCTGCTGTTGTTTTAAAACGTAGATAACTGTAAACGCCGTTAAAGTTTACGGCTGTAGGTTCTGTCTCTGTACCAGCTAGTGTAATTGTTGCAACATCAGCCCAGTTAGTAGTTCCAATAACTTGGTTGTCTAGTGTTGCTTGCACTACAATATCTCCTACATAACTATCGCTGTATACTACAGCAGTGTGTAATGCATCATTACCGTTAATTCCCGGCTCTGCTGTAAGTGTTTCTGAATTCCATATGGTGTCATCTTGTGTAAAGGCTGTCACACTGTATGTTTCACGCGGCCCTGGAAATGCTTCACTACTTACATATATAACACCTTTATTTTCAAAGTGACTGCTTGAATACGTAAGAGCTGCTGCGCCGTTAGCGTCAACTAGATGAATGTTATAGCTTAGATATTGTTGTTTTACGTTTAGTAAATCGTTATCAGTAATAGTAACTTTAAATAACCCCTTTGAAGCATTTACAACAGTACAGTTGTGTTCAATAATAAGAGCATTAGTTTCGTCAAATGCCTGAAATTTAATTGTATAACTTCCTATAGTTATTATTGGTTTTTGATCTGCATTGAGAAGTTTAAAATCTAATACATTATCAATTCCCTTATATATTTTAATTTGTCTACTATACACTGGTCTATACTCCGTCACGAATCCTACATCATTTGATATAATGTCAACTTTATTTTTGTATAAATATCTAGGTATAAGTTGCATATAAGATCCTTATTATAAAGTATTTATCGGAATCACATGTTAAGAAAAGATATTGAAGACAATTTTCCATTTATAAGCGTAGTAGTGTACGGTGGACAAGAATACGTAGGAGTCATAGTAAACCAAGATCAGTGGGTGACTTCAATGTATATCTACACGGACTTAAAATCAGAATTAGAAAAACGAGAATTTCTTAATTTAGGAGAAATTTGGTGGTGGGAATCAAACCGTTTAATACCTATTAATATTTTTCTAAGAAACGAAATGGAACCGTTTAAATATTCATTAATGACTATGAATTCAAAAGATGTAAAAGTACCTATAGGACCGTGTGTTAATTTAAACAACTTATCAGTAAAAAGAATTAAACGTAAAAACGTACAACTTGTAAAAAAATCTAAGAACTAATAGTTTCACATAGTAAATTGATGTGTACTACACATGCCATTGCGTATGAAACAGCATGTGCTTTCTTAAAATAGTATGCACCATCAGTTGGCTTTGTCCACACTTCCTTCATTATTGTTTCCCAACTCTCGTTCGCTAGATGTCTCTTGGCTGGTCGAATGATCGCTAGTGTCGCTGCTAATTGTTCTACCGATTGCGGCTTCAATTGCTTCAGCAGTGCTCCGTGCCCGTTTAGATGAAATACGTTTTCGCTGAAGTCCTTGTGTTCCAGTAGTTCCCATAAGGGTTCCCTTTCCATTAGTTCTGTTAGATGTTCTTCGTCCCTAACGTCTTTGTATATGCTTACGTTAAGGAAGTCTAGTTTAAAGTAGCCACGTTCTTCTGCTGCCTTATGTTCAACTGTAGCCAAGTTGTCAATAGGGTTGTGCGGAATCTCTGTTGCGTAGACTCCGGTGTTGTGCTTCTTACCTGTGTTTAACTTTGCTACACGATGTTCAAGTTGTGATAAAATGATATCTCTGTCTGCAAAGTCTATGTCAATATCAGGCAAACTGTTTCTCCAATTTACGTGCTTTCTTAGTAGCCATATCCCATTTCATTTTACTAACACGGTCTTTCATAGTAATGCCTAACAAATGATCTAATTCATGTAGATAACACCGTGCTGAGTACCCTGTAATCTTTACTTGTTGTTTTTCTAGTTCTTCATTATAAAATTCAACTAATATTTCTTTAGGACGTTTGACTTTTACATATACATTAGGAAAACTTAGACAGCCTTCGACATCTAATGTAGTCTCTTCAGTAAACTGTAACACTGTAGGATTAATACATAACGTACTATTATCTTCACTATCGCCCATTACAAATGCTTTAAAATTTAATCCTACTTGGCATGCACTTAGACCAATACCGTTTGACTCTAGCATCATTTTGACCATATCTGATTTAAGTTGTTTTGGATCATACTGAGGATTTTCTAAATTAAAATCATCTAACTCTTTATTTAAAATTGGATCTGGATAATATACTAATTTCATAATTTACTTTCCTTTGCTATATCTTTAACTAATTGTACATCGTTAGGCAAGCGTTTAAAGCGTAGTGCCCAATGCTCTGGGTTAATTACATGATAAATCATGCCTAATTGTTCGTCATTAAATTTACTTAACATTTCTTTACCACTTGCACAATTTAATACAAGCCAAGGTGATATCTTTCCATCTTTAATGTGCCACACTGCTCTATTCAAGCTTATATAATTAAAATAGCTATTCCAGTGTGCGTTATTTTCTTCAGCCCATTCTATCATAGTTTTTACACTGCGTTCCAGTGCTGTAGATACATTTTCTTTTAAAATTAGTTCTACAGCATACTTTTCATACATTTCGTCTCTGCACCAATGATCTAATTTAACCCCACTAGTAACTACATAATCAATGTACTTCTCGGGATATAATGGACGAACATTATTAACAAAACTACCAAACTTTACAAATGCATTATAGTATGAACTTGCACAAAAGTCCTCGTATGTTTTTTCTTTTTTATTTCCGGCACTTAGTTTATAGAAACGCCCAAACGCATAAAAACCAAGACGAACACGCTTTTCGTCTTTTTGTAAAGCACGCCTTTTCTTTTCGCACATATGCGCAAAAAGAGTTTTCTCTTTTACATATCCGCTGCCGCAATATTCGCATACATATGGTTTAGAGTTTGACTTCAATGTCGTGCTCTTCTGCAAGTGCTTTAAGTTCTTTTTTTGTATATAGTCCAGCAAGTAATTCTACCTCATCTGTTTTCATGTTGGGATGAATTTGTTCTAGTAGTTTAACAGCCTTGTCATTACCGCCTGCTTTCTTTTTAAAACCAATCCAAGGATGAAACTCATTCTTACCAGTTGCGCCACTCATACACAACAGTTGCCACATTAATTTTTGATGTCCGTTTTCTTTACCTACACCAATAGTATTAAAGTGTTTGTTGTAATACTCGTTGGTCTTAAAGATAGCAAGTTCTTGCTTTTCACGACTGCCGCTTACACTAGCAACATATCTATTCAACAACCAAAAACTGATTTGTTTTTTGTGATCGTCTTCTAGATGATTCCAAATGTCTTTTTCGCCATTGTCAACCCAACTGAGGATTTCTTTTATTGCGATCTTTTCTGCTGCCATGTGTCAACGTCCTCTGGTGAATTAATCTCTACTCCATTAAAGTATACACTCAAACAACCAATTTGCCAACCGTTTTTTAACCAGCGGAGTTGTTCAAGTTTTTCAATGCGCTCTTCTTTTTCAACTTGCAAGTTTGGATAACATTGTAGTGCATTCTTACGATAACCGTATACACCCAAGTGCCAGTCGCCGTAGCCTGTCATACCTCTACCAAACCACAATGCTTGGTCACCAGCACGTACCATCTTAACTGAGTTAGGATTGTTTTGTTCTTCTTCCGACATCTCAGCAAACACAGTGCTTACAGGATAGTGAGCAAGACTAGACACACACTTTTCAATCATCTCAACTGTAACATCAGGCATATCGCCTTGTACATTAACAAAGTAATCAAACTCGTCAAGTGTACGCATTGCTACAGCACCAGCACATCGTTCTGTGCCGTTTTCATAATCTTCTAGATCTATAATGCATTTGCCGGCGCCCATCATATTATATATTTCTTGATTGTCAGTAAGCACATACGTTGGTAGGTTAGACGCAATACAAGCGTCATACACACGCTTTATCATAGGCACGCCATCTAACAATGCAAGCGGCTTTCCAGGGTAGCGTGTGCTACCGTATCTAGCGGGTATAAGAATAGCGGTGGATTTCATCTACTGTCCTTTCAAAATCTTCTAAACGCAACATGTTCGGGCCGTCACTAGGTGCTAC